ACATTGATGTTATTCAGAGCGAACTTCGCGCAGGACCCCGCCGTAAGACGCGCCTGTCATTCGCTGAAGCGGCAGGGAATGCCTTTGAGGCGGCTGAGGATGCGCGTCAGCGCGGATCCAACCTTACCGGGATCACATGGGGATTGGCAGACGTGAACCGCCTCACAGGGGGCATTCAACGCCGGGACCTGACGCTGATCGGCGCGCGGCCTTCGATGGGCAAGACCACTGTAGGCCTGTCGACCGCGATCAAGGCCGCCAAGAGCGGAGAAGGAGTTGGCTTTATCTCGTTGGAGATGGACGCTGACAAGTTGGCCGCTCGTGGGCTGGCGGACGTTGCATTCGATTGGGGGTTGCAAATCCCCTACGCCAACATCATTCGCGGCAACGTCACGCCGGAGGAGCTGCAAAGCCTGCACTCCGCCAATCGAGACATCGACACACTCCCACTCCTCATCGAGGAGCAGTCCGGCCTCTCCATGACGGATATCCGGGTCAAGGCGGAAGCCATGATGGAGGAGATGGAGGCGCGTGGGGCCTCCATGTCCTGCCTCATGATAGACCACCTTGGATTGATCCGCGCTTCGGCGCGGTACTCGGGCAACCGTGTCCAGGAGATTTCAGAGATGACGGCCGGCCTCAAGGGGCTGGCCCGAGAGTATGGGATTGCGGTCGTTGCGCTGTCGCAGCTCAACCGGGCGGTCGAAAGCCGCGACAACAAGCGCCCGCAGCTTTCCGACCTGCGAGATTCCGGCTCCATCGAACAGGACGCGGATACCATCATTTTTCTGTATAGGGAGGCATATTACCTCGAACGGGAGAAGGGCGGCGGCGCGGAAGCGGAGCTTGAGCGCGCGGATCGCCTGATCGACTGCCAGAACAAGCTTGAATTCACCATTGCAAAGCAGCGGAACGGTCCGCTGGCAACTGTGGACCTATTCGCGAACATGGGGTGTTCGGCCATCAGAAATGGGGCCCGGACATGAGTGCACCGTGGATGAAGTTCTACCCAACGGACTGGCGCGCGGACCCGTCGCTGCGCATGTGTTCTTTGGCGGCGCGCGGTCTATGGATGGAGATGCTGTGCATCATGCACGAAGCGTCACCCTATGGGACTCTTCGTGTCAATGGCCGCCCGGTCACCGATAGGCAACTCTCATCCTTGGCCGGCGGCGACGTTGAAGGGCTTCTCGCTGAGCTTGAGGATGCAGGTGTTTTCAGCCGGGAGGAAGACGGAACGATTTTCAGCCGGCGCATGCAACGTGATGCGGAAAAGGCGGCGAAGGATAAGGCCAATGGCAAGGGGGGCGGTAACCCCTCCCTTAAGAGGGGGGTTAACCCCCCGGATAAAGCCCAGAAGCCAGAAGCCAGAAGCCAGAAAGAAACTACACCTAGCGGCGTAGTTTCTGCCGCGCCCGCAAAAATCGAAGACCTCGATGCCAAGCTTCTCGAAGCTGTTGGCGAAGGCAACATTCAGCCGCATGGGTCCCTTGACCTGAGCGCCATCTACGGACTCCTCGCTGCTGGCGTAGACCTCGAAACCGACATTCTGCCGACGATCCGGGCCAAGGCGCAGCGCCTCAAGCGGCCAGCAGGCTCATGGGCCTACTTCAGCGAGGCCATCAAGGACGCTTACGCCAAGCGGATCGAAGCCGGCAAGGGCGTCGTGAAGCCCCCGACACTCGACACGAGCGATGACCGTTGGACCAAGCGCCTCGCAATGGGGCGTCAGCGCCAAACGTGGTCCGCAGCCGAATGGGGGCCGAAGCCCGGACAGCCGGGATGCAGGGTGCCGGGCCATCTGATCAAAGCCGGCGACGGCGAAAACTGGAAAGAATGGGAAAGAGCCGCGTGATGCAACTCGTTGCGTATCGAAACACAATGGCCGGGGCAAAGAGGATCATCCGCGAAGCCCCTGAGAAGCGCCAGTCATCACGCGACCGGCTGATACAGCTATCGCTCGACTATCAGGCTCGATTGCGGGAGCGCGAAAGGCGAGAAACAGAGCGGCAAGAGCGCATCCGAAATGCCGTCGCGAAGCAGAAGGCGGACTGGCGGCGTAGGCTCGCAGCCATGCGAAACGCGGCCGCTCCACCCACGCATCATGGCGACATCATCGAAATGGTCGCTGCCTGGCATGGGGTTGCCGTCGAAGATGTGATGAGTGTTTCGCGCAACCGGAAGGTCGTCGCCGCCCGGACGGATGCTATCGGTGCTGTTTGGCTCAATTGCGAGGTTGAGGGAGCGCGGCCGACGCTGCCTTCAGTCGGCCGGATTTTCAAACGCGATCACACAACCATCCTCCATGCGCTTCGCAAGTTGGGAATTAGCTCTTTCCAGCATGAGGGGAGGGGACGGTGAGCCACCAAGAGCGCATCGAGCGAGAATCGCCGCTTTGGCGATATTGCGACCTGCTTGAACAGGAAAGTCGTGAGTGGAGGAGGATCGCCCGAATGAGCGTGATCCTGAACATTATGACGGTCGCACTCGTCATTTTCCTCATCTTCTGGGACCGCCACCCATGACCACCATAGAGAAGATCATCCCGGAAGCACGGAACAGAACCATGATCCCTCTTTTCCGGTTCCGCTGGGCTGTCTATCCGGCAGGCGAACGCATTTTACAGCAAGCGTTCAACACGTCTGAGGGCTTCGAGTGGGTCGCGCTACCCGAGGTCATCCTTGCCGAAGCAGAGGGAGAAGGGAAGTGAAGTCAGCGACGCTTATCCGCATTGCAGCAGATGTTGGGACGGATTTCGAAGTCGTGCTGCCCCCTTCTGAAGATAATTTCGCGTGCCGGTTGATCTTGAGCCCGGACGCTCCAGCGGGCGGGGAAAATGAAATTTACGTTACTGTTCGCCTCGAACCGAGACAAACTGCGCGCGAGGGCAACTGAATGGCGAGGACGAAGGCGACAATCGGCCGCCTGGGAGAACTGGTCAAGGATTACGACTGGTATGCCCTACTTGTGCCACCGCAGAAGGAATTTGTCGCGCAGGAAATCCTCAAGCGCCAGGGCGTCGTCACGTTCTGCCCCTTCGACAGCATGTGGCGATTCAGAAGCCGATATTCCAAGACCAAGGAACTGAAGAACTATCCGATGATGCCGCGTTATGTGTTTGCAGGCTTTAAGCCGGATAGAACGCCGCCTTGGTATGACATCTTCGCTCTACAGATCGTCAAGGGCGTCGTTGCACTGAACGGATCGCCGGTGAAAATCCACGGCGTCCCTGATCTGATCCAGCGCTTCCGCAATGGGCTCAAGCGCCCCGAGGAAGAGCGATACATGCAGACGCACAAAGAATACCAAGTAGGCGATATGGTCGTCATCATCGATCCGAGATTTCAGGACCGTCTTGTGCAGGTGGAAAGCATCGAAGGTGGGATGGCCTTTTTCAAGATAGAACTCTTCAACGGTGTCCACAGGCTATCTCTGCCGGCCGACATGCTCGTTGCTGCATAGGTATTGATTTCGTTTCGTATCCGTTATAAATTCCGGTTCGGATCGCGGCGGTCCCTGATCTAGGATCAAACCCAAGCCCCAGCCCTGCCATATGCGCAGGCGCACGGATGGCGGTTCATGTCTTTAGCGGTGTGGAGAAGTCTGGTCATCTCACTCGGCTCATACCCGAGAGTTGCGACGGTTCAAATCCGTCCACCGCAACCAGTTTTTGGTAGCCTCGCGCATTCCGCCCCTGATCCCGGCTATGGGGACAAACCTCTTCGCTCGCAGTGCTTAGAACCTCCTGTGCGAGGCGCGGTCAATGACCGTTCATTCGCAGGGAAGCGAGAGCGCCGGATTTTCCATTGGAGATGGCTATGGCCAGGAAGAAGCCCAAAGCCGGGGCATTTATTTGTATTGTGTGCGGCATTACCTCGCCAAGCATAATCCTATGCACGCGCGATGACTGCCTGACGCCAATTCTGGCGCACTGCGCTGCTTCTCTGGCCAAACACTGACGCGCTTAAATGCGGGCCACTGAGGTGGGCGACGAAAAGCGCCGAAACATCCGCGCACTCTATTCCGGCGGCATGTCCATTTCAGCGATATCGGTACGGCTCAAGATGTCCCCATCGGTTGTGCGCAAACTTTGTCAGGACTTGCCTGATCCACATGATGGGTGCGCACGAAGCATTTTTGTGCGAGCCGCGAACCTTAAGGCGAGGTATCGCTCGATACCAAGCGTCCCGCTCGCGGATACGGAATACTGATGCCTGCCGGACGCCCAACGGACTTCAAGCCCGCCTATGCGGAGGAAATCCTGAGCCTGATGGCGGAGGGGCTTTCGCTTGCTGCTTCGGCTGCTGAACTCGGAATCCATCGCCAGCGTGTCTATGAGTGGATGGAGCGCTATCCCGAATTTGCGGACACTGTAAAGCTAGCTCAGGTCAAAAGGCAGTTGTTCTTGGAGCGCCGGCTGCTCAAAGCCGACCAAGGCCCTATTGTCACCTCCACCATCTTTGCCCTTAAGAATGCCGGGCCAGAAGATTGGCGCGAGAAGGTTGAGCAAACAGTTGCCGGCGATCCAGACAACCCGGTCAAGCACGACCACGCCATGACGATCCGTTTCGTCCGCCCCGACAAACCGAAAGAATAGATCTATGACGGCAAGCCCTTCATTGCGGCCGGGAACGTGGATAGCGGACCCGGACGCCCCGACGCATGCACTCAAGCCGAATGCGGATGGCTCGATCAATGCCAATGTGAGCGGCGGCGGCTCCTCTGACTTTGGCGATCCGTTCCCTGCGACCGGTGTTGCGATTGGGTTCGAGGATCCGTCTGGCGATCTCGGCCCTGCGTTGGTGGATTCTGGAGGTCGGCAGATCGTCACGGCCAAGGCTCAGTACGAAACGGTTGCAGCAAGCCAGACAGCGCAGGTGCTTGGAGGCTCGGGTGCGTCCGGTGATTATCTCAGCGGTCTTCTGGTGGTTCCCGCGTCCACATCGCCGGGCAATGTCATCATTCTCGACAATGCGATTTCGATCACTGTCTTTGCTGGAGGTGCGTCAAGTACGTCGAGTCTTGTTCCGTTCTTCATCCCTATTGGGGCGAATAGCGCTTCCGGTGCATGGAAGGTCACAACCGGCGCGAATGTCAGTGTTGTGGCGGTCGGAAATTTTACCTGATGTGGCAGCTTTCGCCAGGCCAGTTGACTAATGTGGCGGTGTTAGGGCCTGGACTGCTGCCCGAAACGCAAGCGCTCATAGCGCGATTCACGTCTCCGCCGTCGACTGCACGGGCTTTGCTGATCAACGATTTGATTGGATCAATGATTTCGGCCGGGCTCTGGTCCAAGCTCGATGCCTTCTACGTCATGGCGCAATACGACGCGCAGGCCGCACGGCAGAACTGGATTCGAGATGCATTCAACCTGACGGCAGTATCCAGCCCGAGTTTCACTGTTGATCGCGGATACGCCACGAACGGGACGACCAGCTATCTCAACACCGGTTACACGCCAGCGACGGACGGAGTGAATTTCACGCAGAACGCTGCCTCTCTTGGCATCTGGTCCAGGGAGGACAGCGTCAATACCGGCAACGATATC